CTCCTGAAATTTTATCGTCTGGATCGAACATATCTTGACTTGCATAACTGTGATTAGTTGCTACAAGACCTACATTATGTGATCCGAACATGTTAACACAATTACGAACAAGTGCAGTTAATGCCTTAGGTTTGCGACCCATATCTCCCTTTAAGTCACCTGCTTCGAACTGGTTAATATCAGTCGGAGTAAGTAACATACCGAGCGAATCGATAACAAATAAGACTTTAGGTTTGTCCTCCATAGTCTTATATTCTTTCATAAACTCACTAATGGTTTTAGCAACATCGTCAATCATTGCCATGTTAAGTTTAAGAAGCTTATCTTCATTTGTGTCTACACCTAGCGCATGTAACCACGACTCATCTAACGCATTTTCACTGTCGATTAGAATACAGTAAATGCCTTGTGATTGAGCATGTTTTATAATATTACCGGAACAAATATAACTCTTACCTGCACCAGATTCTCCTGCAAAAACAGTCACTTTTCCTAACGGAATTCCTTTATTGAAATCGTCACTAATTCGATAATTTAATGCATAGTTGCCTGTGCTAATCCAGTCAGTAGGATCGTTAAATCCTACACCTAGCCCGTCAATACTTTTTGTTAAAGTTTTTCTAAATTTTGATAGATCAAACGGCTTTGTTGCCATAATTCCTCCTAAGATAAAAGATGTAGGGGGAAAAATCCCCCCTACATTAATTTTGTGTGTTACGATTACGAATCATAGCAAGAATATCTTGTGCTCTGTTATCGCCAGAAGCAGATTCGCTTGTAGGTGCTGTAGGAGTAACCGTTTCTGTCTGCACAGGAGCCGGCTCATCATAACTATCGTCTTGAACCTTAGGAGCCGTTGTCTTAACAGGATCGCCTGTTCTCTGATTTGCTCCGGCTGGTCTAAAATGTGCTCCCCAACGTTCCATATCAAATGCATCTCCGTTTACACTTGCTTCGAACATTTGGGCCATTACCTTAAGTTCAACTTCGGTTGGCTTCTTAGGTAGGAAGTCTGAAAGATTAAACAATCCATATTGTTCAATTGCCGCAGTTTCCTTTTCATTTAATGGTCTTTCTCGACGTGACCATGATGAAGTAGAATAGTCAGCAAATCCGCCTTTGCTAGACTTCTTTAATCTAAAATCTAAACCATGTACATAGTCAGTTGGTAGATCGTCGAGTTCCGGATCTACTAATGCGCTCTTGATTAGAGTAAAGATTTGAGGACCGATGATAAGTCTACGAATAGGATTTTCAGGTTGTTCCTGTTCATTTAATCCATCTTCAGGTACAAATCCTTGAAAAACATAACTCTTCTTCTTCCAATACTTTCTACCTAGATCTTCTAGTGAAGGATTCTTAAACCAACCTCTTACTTCATTTAAGATTGGGCAAGATTCGTTATACATTTCCATACAAGGTACTTGTACAATAGTTTGCCTAGTATCTGTTTCTCCCTTTATTCCATGAAAAGGAAGTTTGATCATAGCACGTTCGACCCAGAAAAAAGAATTTTTATCGTTGCGATCTGGAAGGAATCTTAGCACAGATTCTCCGCCTTCTTTGAGATTCCAAAATGGATAAACTGAATTGTCTGTTGACCCGCGGTTGTTATCTGATCCGCGTGTTTCTGCCTCTTTTAATTTTGCCCTAAGTTCTGCTAGTTTGTTCATATTATTCTCCTTTTATGCCTTTAATTGTATTTGCCTAATTCTTAAATAAGAACAATTCTTAAATAAGAAACGCATACAACAAGATTATTGTATGCGTTTGTATTTATATTATCAAGAATATTGATAACAAAAAGTGACCTAATATCACCAAATTAATATTTAATTAAATCTTTAATTCTATTAAGTTCTGTGGATTCGTTCATTCTTGATGCAGCGTCGGTATATATCTTTGCTCTAGCTGAATCACCTGCTCTTGTGAGTTCTGCTGCTTTTGCTAATAAATCTTGTTTTTGCTGACTCGGAGGAACAGTTGCATACGGATTAGGCATACCTGTTGCTGCTGCCATGCTTTTGCTTAAATCTTGCTTTGCTGTACGTCCTTGTTGATAGTTTTGTGGAACTGGAGGATTTGGATCTGTTTGCCCCGGTTGTTGTCCGTACATTTGCGAATATGCTTGTCTATATGCTTGTTGAGTTTTTGGACCAAATTTTCCGTCGACTGCAATTGGATAACCCATAGATACAAGTTGTTGTTGAATTGCTTGTACTTCTTGAGGGCTATTATATCCGTATTGTGCACCTAAGTCTTTGAATGCAGGTTTTGCACTTGTTACAGGTTTTGTAGTTGGGGTTTTTGTTGCTGCTGTGCCTGATGCAGGAGCTTGGGTCGTTGCTTGCGCAGGTGCAGATGCCTGTGCAGTTGCTTGTGGTTTAACATCCCAACCTGTTGTAGCAACTCCAGATGGAGAATATTGAGTTGGACTCGGTGCAGTTGCTTGTTGTGGATATGCTCGTTTGTATGCAGGATTTGTCGGATCTGATGGCATAACATCTTGCCCTTGTCCTCTTGCGATTGCTGCATCTCTACGTCCAGATCGTGCCCATTTTTCAAGATCGTCTACTCCCTGACCGGCTTTTTGTTTAACCCACTCCCATCCAGTAGGATCTGTTGGATTATACCCCGGTTGCTCAGCTTCGACTAACTTAATATATTCATGAATTGATTTCATTTTTTAATTCCTGCTAATCTTATGATTGATTCAAACATTTCTTGTTCTACATTTGCGCTTGGATCTTTCATATCAATAAACTTTAATACTTTTGTAAGATCGTCCGAAGTAGCATTTGGGAACATACCGTCATCGAAATCTTTCTTAACTTTAATCTTTACTCGCATTCCGCCCAATGGAAAATTCTTTTCATCTCTATTATAGAAACCGGAAATATACTTTAACATTTCATGTAGTCCGGTTTCTCCTTGTGATTCTGCCATCGGAGGAGGAATAGGTTGTGCCGGTTCCGGAAGAGGAGTTGGTTCACCGCCCGGAGGAAGTGCACCTTCTGGGCTTGGCGGAAGTTCAGCTGTTGGTTCCGGCATTGGTTCTTCAGGAGTAGGCGGAAGTTCAGCTGTTGGTTCCGGCATTGGTTCTTCTGCAGGTTCTGGAATATTATCACCACCGATCGGTTCTGGTTCTTTATTCATTACAAGTCGAGAAAATACTCCGGGATCTCTATCTAAGATGTAGTCCTTAAGAACATCTCTAATGTCTTCATCTTGATCGAGTACTTTAACTTTTTCAATTAACTTAGGATCGTCAATGATTCCTTTTAAACTTAAAACACCATTAAGTCCGCCAGTTAATTCTCCTGCTAATAAACTGTTTAATTCTTCGATTGCCTGATTTTGTGTGCCCGGCAACGGGCTAAACAATTCGTCTTTATTTTCGTTAATGATATAATCCATATACGATTCAAACGTATTTTCTGGGTTGAATCCTTCATTTTTCTTTGACCCGCACTTACAAGGACGTTTTCCTGTTACCGGACATAACTTTCCTTTTTCTTCTTCGCTTAATAAATCGTCAGCGGTAAGTTCTTTAACAGGTATATCTGACTCACCGATAAACTTGTATATGTAAGGAAAAGCTGCTTTTAATTCTTCATTGAATGTTCGAACAGTTAATCGATCAACTAGATCATTAACAATATCTTCGGGGATACTTTGTTCTTCTCTTTCTTCGAATGATTCTGCAAATGTTTCATAAAATGCAGGTCGTTGTAATTGTTGTATTTCTTTTTTAATTTCGTCAATTCTACCAACTACGCGATCAGTCACAGCACCCATTGCTTCGGAAACCATAGGTGTGCGACCAACAAATCCTTTAAATTTACGTAGATGTGTAAGTTCTTCGCTTAATCCAGTAATATATTTCCCAATAGAATCATAAGGATTGCCGCCGTGCTTGATATGTTCGGCTAACGCTCTTGCGCCATTAAGGTGTTTGAAAGGATATTTAAATCTTTCGCCTTCTACATTTTCAACATAGATACTACCGATATGCATTGTTCTGCCAGCAGGTAAATCATAATTAACCGGTTGTGTATGTTTAATGATAAGACGTGCTTCGCCTAAATCTTGATAGCTAACTTTTGATGTGCCAAATAACTTACTTTCCATCATTGGGAATTCCTTACGTTTTGCTTGAAATTGATAATCTCTTTTATCTAAATTGCTTTTACCGATGTTCTGTACGTCAAAGTTAAGTAGTCGATTCTTAGCAAATTGTCTAAATGACTTTATAAATTTGTACAAACTATGACCGATTACATTAGCATTTGCTAGTGCATCACTAATCTGTACAATAATACCGTCGTCTTCATCTAAAGTAATTGCAATAGTTCCTAATGACTCTCCGTTCTCTTCGTAATTAAACTCAAAAAATCTTGCATTTGGAATATCTTGTTTTTTACTCAATACTTCGGCATTCTCGTCGCCGATTTTAATACTAGGAAATCTAGTTTGTATTTTGCCGTAAAGCTCTTGTGCGATTTTATCTAAATTCGAATTCATGTTGTATTTATCACATACTACTAGTTACATAGATTGGTAGAGGTGGTTCCCATTCCTCATCTAAATGCATTCCGACACTTAAAGTTTCGAACACATGAGGATCCCATTCTGCTAAAACTGCGCTCATTCTAATTACTAGTAGCAATGCAGATACTAAATCGTCGTGTTGTCCTTGTTTTGCTTTAAATGTAATACCTTGTGCAGTAAAACCTTTTAATTCGGAGATTAAAGGTTTACTGTATATTTTCATCTTATCTTCTTCGACTAAAAATTTAAGTCTCGAACACGCAGAAATTTTGCTTGTGTATGTAGTATTAAACCCTTTTCTAAACTTTCTTACATGTCCTTTTCTACCGGGCTCGCTTAAGAATAATCCAGGAAAAGTTTCTTCTCCTAAATCTTGTATTACAATTAACCCCGCTTCACCGACGGTATTATTTTCAATTGACCAATATATGTTAGTTGAATTTTCAGATCCTATTTCTGATTGTATATGTTTCAATACATCTCGAAATAGCTTAATTTGTCCTTGAATTGGAGTAATGTTATGCTGCCATTCTGCTACTTGATCGAAACTCGGAAGTTCAAATACTTGTATTCCGGCGTAGTCTCCTCCAGTCCCTAAACTTGGATCTAATGCAACTAAGTATAGATTTTTTGGACTCGGTTTCTTATACCATCTAACCTGCCCCATCTTTGTAATCGGGTCTTTTCCTAGCAATTCACTTAGTTTAATACTGTTGATTAATGTTTCATCATATACTAAGAATTCGCATCCATATTCACGGCGAAATCTTTCTTCGCCGATGCGACCCATTTCAGTTTTACGCCAGTCTTCGTCACGATCTGGATGTTCGTCCCATTCTGCTCTATAGCCATAAAATCCATTAATTCCAGTTCCGTCGTCATTTTCGTTACCAAATTCGTCAAATAAATTCTGACTTTCCTTCCAAATTTGAGCAAAGGTATCTTCGTCTGAATTAGGTGTAGATGTTAGAATTGCGCGACCACCTGTTGCTAATGTAGGCGATATCGAAGTCCAAAACTCATCTGCAATATTAGGTTGTACGAATGCAAACTCGTCGCAATATAGTAATGAAATTGACATACCTCTACCAGTATTGCCAGTCGTAGTTGCACTTACAATACGTGATCCGTTATCAAATTCCATCGAACCTTTGTTATAACTAATAACCCCTGCTCTTAAGAAATCAGGGCATAATTCATAACCATATCGAATACGCTGCATAATTTCTTGTGCGCCTGTATACTTGTGAGCAGCAACAAGAACCGTCTGATCTGGGTGAAACATTGCATACCAAAGTAGGTAAGCACTGGCACATGTTGTTTTTCCACTTTGACGCGGTAACATGTTAATATTGAATCTATGATTATGATAACTTGATAATAAGCGTTCCTGATAAGGATACGGCTCGAATAGCAATTTCCCTTTTACAGCATGTTGAATGTGGAAAAAATGCTTGGCAAAATGCAAATATCCATTTTCTCTATCTGCGCATGTTAATAGATGTGTTACTTGTTCTTCTGTAAATTTTTCTTTTGAATGGGCTTTCTTTGTAAGTACCCCATCGAGTGATTTACTCATAAAATTTCCTTTTATTGATTTTATTATTTACAAAAAAAACGGGCAAAAATGCCCGTTTTTGAACTAAGTATACCAACGACAGTATTCTTTTACTTTCTTGTTTTAACTTCGTCGTAGTGTGAACTTAATCTACTAAGAAGTGACTCGCTTATTGATGAAATAACAGCAGCCTTCTTAATAGATGCCATAGCATTGTCGCCTTTTTGAGCCATTGGATACGCTGCTTTTTCCTTATTTAGATCGTCACCGCTAATAATATTATCAAATTCTTGAGTGGCTGGTTCGTTTTCATATTCTTCCTCGTCCATCTCCGGTTCTTCCATTGGCTCTTCGTCAGGTTTGCTAACACCTAATGGTATTTCTTTTGGTTTATCTTGCGGATTACCTACAATGATAGAGTCTTTTTCTTTATTTGCCGACGGAAGATTGGTATCGATGTTTCGTAGAATGTCCATTAAGTCACGAATACCGCCTGCACCCTGCCCGTTCATGTTAACACTCATGCTAACTGAATCTTGTTGCTTCGGTTGTGACGGTTGCTCTGCGGAACATTGGCCTTCCATACCAGATCCACATTCGTTAGTTTCGGGCATAGACGGCGGAGCCATGATACCAGTTCCTTGATTCATGTCGCCTTCGTCGAGTCTTTTTAAAGTTTTATATAAATCTAAAAAATTCATTATAGGTCTCCAGCTGTTGGCAACTTAACAGATTTGCTGCCAATAACACTCTGTGAACTACTTGATTTTTCTATAGCTTTAGCGGCCGGTCCTTTTTCAGATGGCGATTTTTTTGCTAAAATCTTATCGTTAACACCTTTATATTGTTCACCTTGGTGTTTAGTTTTGTTCAATTCTTTTAGTAAGTTCATTTTTTGCTTTTCACCGACTATATGTTGATTATTTTCTTTATCATAGTCAGTACCAAGCAATGCCTTACCCGATTTTGTATCAAATTGATGATTAAGTTCTTCTTCTTCTAGTTCTTTGGTGTTTCTAACCTTAACACAACAATCAGGAATTTTTAATGCTTCGGAAATTAAAACACCAATTTCTCGACTTGTGCTAGGGTAAGAGCAACATACGGTGCATGTAGTAACGCTAATGTTTTTTTGTTCTGGAAAATCTACTTGAGTTTCCTGAATAGGTGTTCGTTTTTCTTCTGAACATGATTCAACATTAAACTTGGCTAATGCTTCTTTAATTTTGTCGGTGCAACCTTCATGGTCTCCGGCAATTTTAATCTTAAATTCGTAGGTTTTTTTGCTCTCAGTTAAGTATTCTTTAAATGATTTCATGATAGTATCCTTATACTATATTTATTTCAAATTCTTCAGTTTCTCAAGTAGGCTATTGCGATCGGCAACAATATAACCGTCACCGGGTATACTGATTCCTTTGTCTTCACTTGAGTCTTGTTCGAGTTTTGCCTTCTTAAGTTGGAGCTCGATCATTTTAAGTTTCTTGTCAACCTTAGCAGCTTTAGCATCGATGGCATTTTTTAACATACTAGCAGCAACTTCAAATACTCTACCACTATATCGAGCCTCAACGTTCATTCCTAAGTCCATTAAGTCATCGTATGCGTTAGTTGCTCTTTGTGCAAGGTCATCAAACTCTTTATCCGAGATGTCTCCGAGACCTTTAACTTGAGGTAATGCAGCAGATATCTTGTCAAAATCTTCAATATCTCTAAGGAAAGGTTCTACCTTCGACGGGGGATCAACTTTTGGCTCTTCTTCTTTGATGATTTCTTTGCTATCAGGTAAATTTAGTAAATCTTCGAGTTTTTTAGTCATATTTTACTTATCAATTGTTCGGGTAAACTAATTGTTTATTGATGAAAGATGTCGTTTTCATTAACTACTCGAAATTTAATACCTTGTTGTTTGCACCATGCATTAGCAGCAGCCCATTTTGCTTGATTTTTGATATATTGTATTTGATTGGCTTTGCTTTTGCCAACTCTCTCTAAAATCGACTGACTTGCAGGTTTTATTTCAATTAGTTCAACTAGCATTTTTCCAGTTTTGTCGAGATATTGAATGAAAAAGTCCGGAACATAAATGGTATTACGCCCGCTTGTTGGATCTCTGTAAGGAATTGAAATTGCTTCACTCGCCCACTTCTGTATACTTGGGTTAGTATCACAAAATCTCATAAAATGCCACTCCCAAGAGCTTCTGTATATAGGAGTTTTAGTACCTACATACTTTTCTGGGTTTTTCATGACGAATTTATCCCGAGCAAACTTTGCCATTAGACTAAAATATTTCTAGATTCGTATGTATCAACTAAACTAGCAATTCGATAACCTAATAAACTAGTTTTTTCTCGATATGTGTTTAATATCTGAGCTACTACTTGACTTAATTGAACATCATTCAATGCTCTAAGTGAATCTATAAGTTGAAAAACGTCAACATTATCGATTTTTGCTTGGTTTAATAAGACAATAGCTACGCTTTGAGAGCTTTGTAAATCGAAACCGTGTTTAAGGAAAAAACCTATAGTTGCATCAATCTCGTTGCTAGGAAAACTAACTTTGTGGGTGTAAAATTTGTCAAAAAATTGACGAACCTCTAATGCGCTATCGGTATTGTCTACTGGAATATTAGTTATTACTGTCATAGTTTAGTAAGTTTTGCTATAGTTTCTGTTGTAGTTTGATAAACAGGAAATTCAATACCAGTTATTCCGCTTACCCCCGATATTGCAGTTTGAGAAACATTATTAATAATACCGTATATACCCCCGACCGGTAATGCTCCAGTATTTTGATAGGTATTAATTGTAGTAGACGAATTATTTACAAATGCTGTTTTATCTACAGTATATGCTGATGAAAAACTTGGACTAGCTGTACCTGTTCTGACACCGGTTAATGGACTTGGAGTTTTATCGTAATGCTCTTGTCCAAATCCTTCTGGCGATCCTTCAGACACTGTGCCGGTATTATACGAAACTGCTTCATATGCAATTTGCATAGTTTGATCGTGTATTCCAGTATCAGATGAACTGACTGCATTATGATTCCATGATGTAATTATTGGATTGTATAGACGATATTCTACAAATTCATGTCTTGCCATTTGATAAATTTTAATGTATTTAAAAAACGGAAGTTGGCTACCGTTATCAAATCCATACGTATTTTTAACATAACTAAAATTCTTAGTTGCATTTCTTGCATATGCTCCGGGGTCTT